TGGTTATACCGGCGATCTGTAACTGTGCCGCGAAGTCCGCCTGGGTAAGTCGGCGCTTCAATCTGGCTTCGCGGATTCTTGCGCCGCTGACGTTCTTCTTCCCCTGATAATCGTATATTTTCACGCCAGACCCTCCCTTCATTTGTAACTTTTGTGTTAAACGTCTGAATTATTCTTGTTTTTAACACATTTTTCGCGTATAATTGTGTTAAAGGTCAGAATCACGCGATTATTCAAAAAGAATTTACATATAGAAGGGCGGTGATCCTGTGTTTTTTGATTCAAAGAAGCGCCAGGAAAAGCGTGAAGCGAAGCGCAAAGAAAGGCTTTACCAGGAAGCCGTGAAGAAAGACCCTTTGTTCCAGGACAGACTGAACCGGAACCACGAAATAATGATGGATTCTATTCGAATTCTGAACGATACAAGGAACCTGGTCACATTTACAGGCCGATATTCAGACGCAAAGTCGGCCGCGTTCCGGTTGGAAACGGCTTTCCTTCAGATCGGCGACGACTGCTGTCAGGGAATCCAGGGCGAAATTGACGCCCTGTTCATGGAACGACTTCCGGCCGTCCTTGACCTGGAACTTGCCCAGGCCGACGCGTTGAAAACACTTTCCGGCAAACGTAAACGGTGGAACGGAATTGTTCAGACGTTGGAAAAGTGTGAACGTGTTTCCGGAAGTGCTGTCGAAGACGCGATCACGGAAGCGGAAGCGAAGGTTTTTCTTCTTCTGGAAGAAGGGACCGACTGGTCGAAAGAACCGGTCGACATTGACTTCGGCCCGTCTGAAGCTGTTGTCGTGGAAAGTCTGAAGAAGGCGGCCCTGAAGACGGCTATTGAACGCGGTATTCCGGAAGACCAGGCCAGGGGTATAATCGAAAAGACGATCAGAAACAAGAAAAGCGGCCAGGGGTGATCCCTGACCGCTTCTTTTTGTGCCTGTGATTCAGTTTATACTTTCTGAAGGTTGGACGCCTTGACGGCGGCGGTGACAGTCTTTCCGATACCAATGACGACACGATCGCCGTTCACCTGGATCACGTCATAGACGTCATAATAGGTCTTGAAGGTTCCGCCGTTGTAGGTCTGGGCCTTCAGGACCTTCACTTTGTCACCCTTGCGGATCGTCTGATCGGCGCCGGCGGAAATGTCGGCCGCGTCGACCCACCCGTAAACAGTGGAACCCCTTCCGGACACTGCGACCAGGTGGTAAGGGTGGGCCTTACCGGCCGCGATCGCGGTGATCTTCGCCTTTCCGGCCTTACAGGTTTTCCTTGTGGCGGTCTTATAGGCGGAAGTGTAGTGGCTTGTTCCGGTGAAGTCGACTTCCATTCCGACGGCCAGGGTCTTTTCTTCGACCTGGTCGTCCTTTTCGACGACAGGTTCCTGATAGCTTCCCAGGCGTTTATTGACTTCGTCGGCGATCTGGCCGTGGCGGTTATACAGATAATCGCCAGGACAGGACTTGTTCGCATAATCGCGGTGAACGGTCATGTTACAGCCGTTTCTGTGATTTACGCGGTCAGTCTTGTTCGTAGACCAGACCAGTTTCTTGATCCCGTTTCGCTGACAGATGTCAGTCACCAGGTCGATCAGGGCGGCGAAGGCCTTGTCGTTTACGGCGTAGGGGTGTTTCGTATCAGACGCGACTTCGATCGTGATCGCGCGGTGGTCGTTGGCGCCACTGGAAGAACACCAGGAACGGTCCTTTTCTTCGACATACATTCCGATTCGGCCGTCGACGCCGACGCCGTAATTCGAAGACGCCTGTCTGGAAGTAGGGGCGAAGATGTTTCCCAGGGTTTCGACCGAACACTGGCCGACGACACAGTGGATCGTGATCGTGTCGATCTTCTTATTTCTGGGACTGGTCTTGTTCGGGGAAATTTTGGTGTAGCTTACAAGGGGACTATTGCTCATTTTCAGTCACGTCCTTTCCCACGGTGAACCTGATCGGATTCGTGGCCGGTTCTGCTTCCTGGGTGTTATCCACAGTTTCCACATTATCCACAGGGCCGGCGTTCAAAATTGCGGTGAACTTCGTGAAGGCTTCCTTGATGTATTTACAGGACACCAGAAGAACGGCGCCAATGATCACCAGGTCGGCGAACAGGTCGGAATATTCTTCAGGGATCGCCCACCCGACTTCGTTCGCAAACAGGGGAAGCGTAGTCACGGAAATACACAGAAGGGTCAGTCCGACGACAAAGGTCAGAATCTTCAGGCCGCTTGTGATCAGCTTTTCACGGCTGAACTGTTCCTTCTGAAGTTTGATGTTATACCAAAGGGAAAAGGTGACGTTCGCCAGGTATGCCGCTAAAAAAATCAGCATGGCCCACCCGATCGTCACCAGGTTCGCGATAACTGCTTGATACATGGTTAAACCTCCTTTGTATCGTTGTAAACTTCGGGGCCATATTGCTTCCGAAGTTTGATTCGGTTTTCGGCTTTCGCCTTGCTGTAATAGAATCCCGTCGCGGTTGCCAGTTCGGCGAAGACGGCCGGAATCAGATAGGCCAGGGGTGACGCGTCCCCAGTTTTCCAAACAAAGGCCAAAGTGAAGACCGTCACGACGATCGTGACGGTCCCCACAACGACCATTATTCTTTTGGAAAATTCGGCCTTCTTCTTACGCCGATTCATGGTGATCGTGACGTTCAAGGTCGTCGATCCTGTGATTCGCGACTTTGATCTTTTCTTCGTGGACCTCTTGCGTCTTTTCAACCTCATACAAACGTTCAACGGCGTTATTATGAAGCTGAACTTTCTTTTCAAGCTGTTCCAGACGGTAGGCGATCAAAGCCGTACTTTTCTTCTGGGCGAAGTAGCTACCGGACAGGGTTCCGACCAGGGACAGAAGTCCTATGATAATTCCTTCGGTCATTCGGTCACCTCCGTCCACCCATAGACGCCAGGTTCCCAGACGTTCGCGTCAACGTCTGAAGTCCAGTGTTTACCATTATGTGACACCTTCGCGCCGGCGTCATAGGCGTCCTGGGCGCCGACAGGCTGTGACCAGTCGGGCCATTCCACAGTCGGATCGCCGATCTTCACCCACAGGGAAACGGCGGTGTCAGGGGTCCAGTCTGCTTGTGAAGTGTGGTCCTGAATACAGCGGTACAGTTCGCCGTTATGGCGGCGAATGTTGCCGGCCTTGTATGTAGCCGGATAGACCCAGGGTGAAAACTGACTGGCGTTTTCGGTTGCGGTTATGTCGTCGATCTGGCCGCCTTCAGCCAGGGTCACAAAAGCGATAGAAGTCGCCCTGGAAATTTCATTCACGGGGTTCTGTGCTTCCTGTGCCTTTGCTTCCTTCATGCTGACGGCTTCGCATTTTGTAGGATCGAACATTTCGGTTTCCTCCTTCCTTATGCGAAACGGATCGTCGCCTGTGTAACTTCGATTTCTTCGTCACCCTTCAGGATATAGAAGCGATAACCCAGGCCGTAACCGTTCGCGGCTGTCGTGTTGTTGAAAACGTGAACAAGGCTGTTCACTTTGCTTGTGATTTCCTCCCATACAGGGGAAGCGTCGAACGGGTTGTTCGTGACTTCCAGGTAAAGGGTGGAATCTGCCGGCCTTTCAGTCGGATAAAGAGAAATAAAGACCTTCTGAACCAGGGAATCGGTCCTGAAGGCGCGCGCGGCCGCGATTCTGCTGACGGTTCGGCTGAAGGTGATCTTCCTTGTGGCCGTTCCACCGGCGCCGTCGCTTGCGGTGATCGTCAGGACGTGGGTTCCGGCGATCAGCTTCAACCAGACGTCAGTCAGGTCGATCGTATTTGTGGCGCCGCTTGTGGCGGTGTAGCTTCGAAGGGCGATCGTTTCAGAACCGTTCGTCAGGGTTTCGACGATGGTCAAGGTCTGGGACGAAGCCTGGGCGTCAGTCACAGTATAGGAATGACTGAAGGGGTCGGTCTTCGCGCCGACGTTGGTGTCGGAACCGCTGATCACGGGCGCGGTGTTGTAGGAAATGGTCTTCGCGGAACCGGTACAATATCCGGATTCAAGGCCGTTCGCGTCGACCGCCTTCACGCGGACCTGATAGGTCGTTCCGGACGCCGGAACGGTGTCAGTGATCGACTTTGTGGTCGTGATCCCGATCTGGGTGTAGGCGCCGGAATCGGTTCGTCTTTCCCAGACGTAGGAAATGGCGTCGCCTTCGGGATCAGAAGAACCGCCGGTCGTGATCGTCAGACTGTTTCCGGCCTGGGGTGTGCCGTAGGAAATAGAAGACGGATCAGTGGGCGGCTGATTCCACTGAAGGATATAAGCGCCGTCTGTGTCTGTTGAATCGGATACCAGATTCGTAGATGCCAATTCCAAAGCCGGCCGAACGCCATAGTTGCCACCGTACGCGTTGCCGCTGCCCAGACTGCCGTCAGCGTAGACAAGGCGCGCAACGCCCGCGCGGCCGGCGTGCGGGGTACGAAGCCACCAATACCAGGCAGAAGAAGCGTTCAGACTGGAATTCGTATATTCGGACTTGCTGACCGCTTCGGCCGTAGGTTTACACTGGCGACGTGTGGCGCTGTTGAAGTAGGACCAGACGGTTCCTTCTGCGACGCTGTTTTCGTTAGCCAGGCCGACTTCGGTGTTCGACAACAGATAGACCTTTCGGGTGATGTCTTCATAACCGCCGCCGTCGGTGACGGTATTCAGCGCGACGCGGATCACAGTGTCCAGGATCGCGGCGCGGAAGTCCGCTTCGAAGTTGGTCAGGAAGCCGGCTTCGGTGTCGTATTCGTTATAGTTTGACCAGACATTCGCGTTTGTGGGCGCGGCGTCGGCGCTGTGCCTTGCGGAATACCAGGAAGAAGCGGCGCTGTTTAACCACTGGTCAATGTTCGAAACAGAATATCGGTTGTTACCGTAATTCTTGCGGTCGGAATTGCTGTTCGACACTTCCTTCGCGTCGAAACATTTCAGCGTGATCATTTTTTCAGTGACCAGTTTCGTTCGGCCGTTCGTTGTGTCCTGATGACCGACGATGAACCTGATCGCCGTCCCGTTGTATTTCGTGTTCGCCGACTTGACGACTGCGCCAACGGGCAAAGCGGAAAGTAATTTCGCCATAGGTTATTCCCTCCAATTCTTTTCTGAACAGGCTGAAGAACAGGTCGTCCGTCTTCCTGATCAGATGATAGCTGTTCCCGTGTTCGGCGTGGCCGGTCCAGGACGAATATGACTGAATGATCGTTTCAATGTCGATCCGGCCTTCGTCCAGAAGGTGACGGAATTTCTTCAGCTTTCGTCTGATTCGGTTTTTGCTGTCACGGCGAATTTTGCGGATCACCTTTCCGGTGTCCGTCATGTAGGTCCTAAAACCCAGGAAGTCGATTCCCTGGGTCAAGGGAAATATGGCCGTTTTCTGGTTCAGTTCCAGTCCAAGCGGAACAAGGAATTTTCTGATTTCTTCCAGGCAATACTGAAGATATTCCTTGTCGTGGTGGATCAGATAGAAGTCGTCCATATAACGGCCATAAAATTTGATTCCCAGACGTTCCTTGATCATGTGGTCCATTCCGGACAGGTACAGGACCGCGAACCATTGTGAAGTGTGGTTCCCGATCGGGATTCCTGGTCCTTCTGTGGAATCTATGATCATATCAAGAAGCCATAAGACGTCGGTGTCTTTGATAAGCCGGCGAAGCTGTGATTTCAGAACGTCGTGATCGATTCTGTAAAAGTATTTTCGAACGTCGCACTTCAGGACCCACCCGTCCGTCCCGTGTTGCCGGTAAAACTTCTGCATAAACAGTTTCAGGCGGTCAAGGCCGAAGTGTGTTCCTTTGCCCTTTTGACTTGCGTAGTTGTCGTATATGAAGGTTTTCGAAAGAACCGGTTCCAGGACATTGTCGCAAAGGCTGTGCTGAACGATTTTGTCACGGAATGAATTATACATAATCAGGCGTTCCTTCGGCTCCTTCACTATGAAGCAATTGTAAGGCGAAAGGCGGTATTTGTGGGACGTCAGCATGAAATGAATGAACATAAGGTTTTCAAGAATGTTCGCTTCGTATTTGCAGACGGCATACTTCCACCGTTTACCTTTGCGCGCTTCTGTATACGACGAATACAGGCTGTTAAAGTCTGCGACAGACGCGAAGTCAGAAGGTTCTGCTTTCTGTTCTTCGCTCAATTTAGAATCCTCCTTGACGCTTATAGTCCGGCCGTCACCACGGAAGGCCTTTCGTCGTCAATCATGTATTTACCGTAGCCTTTCCGGCTTGCGGAAGGAAACGACCTCCTTTGTTGGGGTACTCTGCTTTCAGGTTCGTCGCCTTACTCGGTCACGTTTTCCACCAAATCCGGCCGAACGCCATTGTTGCCATTGTACGCGTTGTTGTTGTTCAGACTGCCGTCAGTGTTGACATTGCGCGCATTGTTCGCGTTGCCGGCGTTCGGGGTAACAGGTCGTTCCCTAATGGGTTTTATCACACGCCTTCAGGTATCGGCGCCGAAGGTTCCACCGGTTCGGCGGTTTCCTGTTCGGCCTTATACCATTTAGCGGTCATAAACTTAACGTCCAGGGTCAGCTTCGTCCAGTAGTCAAAGGTTCCCTTGTCGATATAGGACCGCTTCTTCGACAGTTCGATCATGTGAAGCAGTTTCTTACATTCGGTCAGGGCGGCCCTTTGCAGACGAAGCCGTTCCAGGCGATCCGCTTCGTCGCGGATCGGGAATATTTCGTTCGCTTCCAGTAGGTCGTCATATATGGCCATGACGTGACCCTGGATTCTGTTGACAATAGAAAAGCGAACCTTCTTCGGGAAGCGGTTCGCGTTGTCAGTCAGGTCCAGGGTGTAGTCGATCAGCTTGTCGGCCACCGGAAGAACGTGAAGCGGACTTTCGTTTTTATTCGAAGATCGCTGATAATTTCTTCGGGTTCCCATTGATACACCTTCGCTTTCTTATTCTTTCGACCGTTTCCGGATCGCCGGAATAGTCGAAGCCATATTCACGAAGGACGACGGTTTCTTCCGCGCCTTCGTAGGTTACGCCACACAGAACCACGCTGTCACCCTCACAGCGGCCGCAGACGGGCCGAAGTTCGGTGAATAGGTTAGACACCAGACAGGACGTTTCTGAAGGCGTACAGGCGAACCTGGTCACAGATACAGGCGATTCTGGGACGTGTCCAGAATCCCTTCCGGAACGCCGTCGCCGTCATAACCGACCCAGTTCGCGATCTGTGCCGGCGCGAAGGTGTGTGTCACGGTGGTTCCCGTGAAGCCGGTGTTTAACTGGTCCAGGATCGACTGAATGTCGTTGTCCTGGCGTCGCTGAACCTGTTCGGTCGTTTCGCCGGTCGTTTCGTTAATCGTGGACGCGGCCTGGGTATGGCCCACAGGCGCCGCGTAGGCGATTAACTGGGTATTTGTGACATAGGAACCGGCGCCCACCTGAACGGACACGGCGGCCGCTTCCTGGTTCGTAATGAAGACGGCCAGGTCGTGAATGTGGACAGTGTCGGCCCCGTCTTCGAAAGACGTCGCCGGAATGACGTTGTCACTGTCTTCGCCGTCAAGCCACCCATAACAGAACAGGATTTCCTTTCCGTTGATGTCCTGGCCGAAAACGCCGATTTCTCTGACCCAGACGTTCGCTTCCAGTGCTTCGTTCGTGATCTGAACGGGAATTCGCATGATCGCCGGTGTGCCGTCGACGAATTCCTTTCCGGCAAGGTTCGCGGTTACGTCTTCAGGATTGATAAGTCCCGACAGGGTGTTCGGACTGACGTCCGGAACACCGCTTCCGGCGGCCGCGCGCGTCAGGTTCAGTCCCTGTCCTGAAGCGATCAAGGCTGTCAGCGCTTCGACGCCGCTGTCGGTAACGATAGACTTGAATTTTGCCATGTGGTTTCCTCCTTATTCGGCCGGCTTGTAGACGTGCCGATTCAGAACCGCCATAGCGGAACAGGCGGCCGTCTGGGCCGGTTCGATTTTCTGTGGAATTTCGGTCTTCATACGAAGAACCAAATTCGCCGGAATCATTTGTCCCAGTGTGGCCACCAGGGCGTCGCGCTGTGAATAACCTTCCAGGCGGATTCTGACCAGTAGATCATAGGCGTTTTCGTCCAGTGTGACGCTGAAGTCTTCGCTGACCGTGGACAGATACTTCAGAAGGGTCCTGTAAGTGTAGGGAAGCTGATCCAGGTATCGGATCAGGATTCTTTCGCGGCGTTCCTGTAAAGTGTCGCCAGGGGCCACAGAAAGGCCCAGAATCGCTTCCCACCGCTGACACCCATATTCGGTCAGGGACACAAGAAAGAAGTCGTCAGCGGCGTTCCTGACGTCACTGACGGCCCTTTCGAATTCCGGCTGTTCTGCGTTTGCGATCTGGTCGAATTCGATCAGTTCCTGAAGGCAACGCGGCCAGTATTCTTTAAGTAACATTTTCGACCACCCCCAGAACCGGAATAGCGTTCGACGCCAGACTGATATTCTGGGTCGTGCCGTTGATCGTGGTTCCGGTGACGTCGATAATTCCGTCGACGGCCAGGACCTTTGTTTCGATCTGGCTGACGCGGACGATCAGGACTTCCTGGTCGGCCCATTCCTTCGCCAATTCGGCGAAGTATTCCTGGATAGCCTTCTGGACCTCTGTTTCGACAGATTCCCAGGTGTAGGACGTCGCAAAGGTCAGCGCAAAGGAAACGTCCACGGTGGTTCCGACGACACCTTCCACGGTTACGACGTGGCCGATCGGCGCGATACCGTCACCGACGCCCTGGTTCTGAACAGGGTCGACGGCCGTCTGAACGCTGTTGACCAGGTCTTCCGAAGGAATTCCCCAGTCGCTGTCGACGAAGATGATCTTGACGGTTCCACCGCCGTTCCAGACAGGAATGACCTTGATCTTACCGACGCCCTGAAGAAGTTCGACCTTCGTCTTATAGTCGGCCTTGTTTCCGCCGTATGCCTGGGATTCAAGACTTTCCAGGTAACGGGAATACAGGTCGGCGTCAGATTCTTCGTCTTCGCCGTTGATCAGAATGTCAGCCAGGCGCGCGGCGCCCAGGCCTTCGACATAGTCGATCGGGAACAGGTTTCCCTGGTAACGGTTACCGGCGGCGCCGGCTGTTTCGCATACCAGGCGGAACTGACCAGTCGCCAGTTTTTCGGTGACTATGTAGTTCAGGGAATCGCCGGAAAAGCGCGTTCCGATAGGAACGTCCATAGCGTTTCCGTCGCCGTCTTCGAAATATCCCTTTCGGACAGCGGCAGTCGCGGCCGTTCGGAAGATACTTCGTTCGCGGACCTTCTTTGTCAGGTCTTCGCCGGTTTCGGTGTCGGGGAAGGCTCTGTCCATAAGATAGGCCAGTTCGATATACATGATCGCCAGTTCAGCGGCCGCCGGCGCTATGGCGTCATATACAACGGAACCTTCGCGTTTGTCGATAGAAGGCGCGACGCGCTTCAGACAACGGTCCATAATTTTTTCGAAGGTCATATCTTCAAACATTTCCGCCCACCTCTCTTTCGATAGGAATTTCGCCGAAGATAGTTTCGGCCGTGAACTTCACGGAAGCGGTTCTTTTGTCGATCTGGACCACTTCGAAGTCGACGACGTCGGTGATCCGGCTGTCCGCCAGAAGCGCTTCGCGAATTACACGTTTGATTTCACTTGCAAACACTTGATAACTTTTCCCGACGACGGCGTTCAGTTCTATTCCGTAATTCCAGGAATAGATCAGGAATTCAAATCGTTCGGTTTGCAGTATTTTGTAAATGGCCTGTTTCATGGCTTCCGTGGAATCACAGAAGCCACCGACGCGGCCGGCGTCAAAGTCGATTTTGTATGTCCGCGAAGGGGCGTCAGCGGCGGTCTGAACCGCCACGTCGGCGCCGATCTTCACGGTCGTCGCGTTAGGAATCATAAGTTCACACCCTTCCCAGAACCAGGAAGGACTGGCCGCCCTGGTTTCTTAAAAGGACCACCTTTTCACCGACTGCCAGGCCGTAATAATATTCGGACGTGCCGTCAGTGTTGGTCTGATAGTTGTTCTTCAGGACGTGGGAATGGGACGCGAAGGACGCGTCGCCGCTTCCGCCTGACTGCGCTTCGGTGGTGGGTGAACCCTTGACGCCAGTGTGATAGTGTGTAGGATAAAAGCCGGCCTTGAATTCCTTCATAACGACGATAGCGTCGCCGGAAATGTCGAAGCGGTTGTCGACACGGATCGTCAGCGGTGACGTTTTGGTCACGGTCCCGAACATATAAGCGGCCGGAACGCCGGCGTTCTGTGTGCCTTCCGCGACTTTTTTCATTGTGTCAAGAAGTCCCATATTACACCACCTTCAATTTCAAAGACATAGTTTCCTTCAGAAGATCGTGACTGGCTTCTTCGACGATAAAGAAGGACTTCACGTCCACGGCGCCGATTCCGATAAACAAGGCGCGGCCGGCGCGGACGGACAGGTCAGCGATCGCGTTCACGCTGAAGGACCGCTTCGGCCTGTTGTAAAGTTCCAACATTTGATCGCCGCGTTCCTTGATCTGCGCTTCGTTCATGCTTTCGTCGACCGTTTCGTAGTTTTGCAGAATACCCCAGAAGTTCATATTGTTAGAATCCTGGAAGATATAGGCGTCACGCTTGCCGGTTTCCTTATTGTCGCGGACCAGTTTGATCTTGTTGAAGGTGTCGGAATCTATGTCGGTTTCATAGGTGAAGCCTGTCGCCAGGCTACCGTCACCCACGAAAAGGTCCAGTTTCGCGGTTTCGACGTCAGTCAACGTCAGTTTTCCGAAGTCGTCCCACAGAACGAACATTTTACCGGTATTGATCAGGGTGTAGTCGATCGCCTTCAGAACAATATCGAAAAGGGTTTGTCCGTCTTCGATCATGGAAGGGATCACATATCCCGTATTGACCAGGCTTCCGGTCTTCAATTTGAAGTCCTCCGCGATCTGTAAAAGAATCTGGTCGGCGCGCTTACCGGTAAAGACATAGGTTTCCTTGTTTTTCTTCAAATACCAGGTTTGATCGTAGGCCAGAACCTGAACCTGGTCTTTTTCGTTCTGGCTGATTTTCACAACGTAGCCATAAAACAGGCCCACGTCGCCGTCCTTCAAACAAAGGATTCCGCCGTGTGTCCATTCCACCGCGTCGTCGACGATCGCGGTCAGGTCCAGGGAAGAAGGGGAACCGGACCGTTTTGTCGACCATTTCGCGGCCGTGATCAGCGTCGTAATGTCGAACGCGTCACCGGTGACGTTGTTCTGATACAGGATAGAAATTCCCATTATGGAATCGTGAACACCTGTCCGGCGTAGATCAGATTCGGGTTCGAACCGATCACGCCTTTATTGGCGTTATAAATTTTCGTGTAGTCGCTCCCCTTGCCGTAGATCGCTTTCGCGATATTCCACAGGCAGTCCCCAGGCTTCACGGTGTAGGTTTTACTGGTCTGTTCCGGCGTCCCTGGCCTTTCGGGTTCCTGGGTCTTCGCCGGTTCTTCTTTCTTTTCCGGAAGAACGATTCTTTTCGGGGAAGTGTCCTTCCATTCGTAAAGTTTGATCGTGTAATACAGATCCCCCAGTTCGCCGGACCGTTCTTCGTATTCGAAGGAATCAATTCCCATTCGGATATTGACGTCCAGGTCCGTTCCGGTGATCAGGAAGCGGACAGGGGTTTCCTTGTCCCTGGCTTTCTGGATCGCCTGAATAATACTGACGGGGTCCCTGACTTGTCCGGTCGTATAGGGCGCCTTCGATACAGGGAAGAAACTTTCCCAGGACAGAATTCGAAGGCCCTTCTTACGCAGAAGAAGAACTTCGCCCAGTTCAAGAACAGTCACGCGTTCGTTTTTACCAGGCGAAGAAACATTCAGTTTCGCCGGAAGGACGGGAATGTTGATTTCCCGTCCCCCGACGATCAGGGTCATTTTGTAGTTGCTCATTAGTTATACACCCCTTCCGCCGCCGCTGTGAATTCGTCTTCCAGTTTCTTTTCGATCTTGGTGACGACTTCGTCGACGTCGACTTTTTCGCTGATCTGGGCGTCCACCGCCACAGTAGGCGTCAAAGTGACGAAGTTCTGGACATAGCGCATTTCGGCCACGTCGCGAAGGAATTTCAGGTCTTCGTCGGCGATATTGACGTCGCTTTCGATAGAACCCACCGATCCGACACTGTCCACGTTTCCGACGTCATACTGGTCAGTATTCCAGTCGGACACGCCGGCGTCAGAATTTGCCTGGGCGGCTTCGGCTCTGGCGTTTGCGTAGGTTTCGGACAGTTGGGCCGTAGCGTCGGCAAGTTCTTGCTTCGCCGCTGAATATGTGGCGTCGCGTTCTGCCTGGGCGGCTTTGATGTCCGCTTCATACTGATTCAGGGCGTCGGCCCTTGCCTGTTTGGCGGCTTCGTTTTCGGCGGCCGCTGTCGTGGCGAAGGTTACCTGTTCGATCAGGCTGATATTGACGCCAGGAATCTTGTTCAGAAGGGATATGAAGTCGTTAATGATTCCGATCGCGCCGTTAATCATGTTCTGAAGAACCGTTAAAACGCTGACCTTCATATCGCCCATGAAGTTAGCTATGGCCGTTCCGGCCTTTTGCCAACATAACTTTAATTTGTCGATCAGGTTCGCGATCCAGTTGTAAACCGCAAAGAAGGCCACCTTCAGGGCAGTCCAGGCCACCACAAGGGCCGCCTTGCAGATTTCCCAGGCGTTCTTCACGCCACCGACGGCCTGGATCATCTTGTAAAGGGCGGCGATTACGACGCCGACCGCAAGGGCGATCCAGAACAAAGGATTCGACAGAAGGGTCACGAAGAAGGCCTTCGCGGCGCCATTCGCGATCCATGTCGCGGCGGTCTGAATACCCAGGGCCACCGCGTAAGCGATAGCCGCGCCGGCAAGGCCCCAGAAGATCGGGGCGATAGTGGACCAGTTTTCATAAATCCACTGGGCGCCGGCGCCGATCGCCTGGATAACAGGCCCGAAGGCTTCCAGGGCGATATTCTTCGCCAGGGTCCAGACCTGGGCGAAGGTCATAGGCATAGCGTTAAACTTCGCGTTGATTTCGTCAGCAGACGACAACATGGCATTTTTGACGATCGTTGAAGTGATCTGGCCTTCGGCGGCCATAGCGCGAATTTGTCCGATAGGGACGCCCAGATAGTCGGCGATCGTCTGAATGATTGTAGGCGCCTGTTCAAAAATGCTGTTCAGTTCTTCACCACGAAGGACACCGGAAGACATGGCCTGGGTAAGCTGTAACATAGCCGCGTCCACGCCGGCGGCAGATGTGCCGGCGATCGTGAACTGTTTGTTAATCAGTTCTGTAAACTGGATCAGTTCGGCGTTGTTTCCGAAGGCGTCCTTCGCCATAATACCCATTTTGGAAACGGCGTCAGCGGTTGTCTGATAGGCCGCGCGTGAACGATTCGCGGACGCCATAATCATAGACTGAAGTTCGTCCGTGGTCTGAAGACCGTCGTTCATTAGATCGATTCTGGCCCTGGTCGTGGTCATGGTGTCCGCCAGATCAATAATCTTTTGGACGCTGATCGCCGCCAGGGCGGAACCAATATATTTTTTTACGCTTCCCCAGGCATTCGCGACGCCTTTCGCTTCTTTCTGGGCCTGTTGCTGTTTACGGTTGAAGTTATCAACCTGACCGGAAGCGCGACTGACGGCCGAAGACGCCCTGTCGAAATTCGCGCCAGGGTTTACCTGGTCCGACAGGCTGTCGGTCACTTCCAGGGCGCGGTTCGTTCTGGAAAGGGCGGTGGTGATCTTCCGCAGTTTGGAAGTCATACCGTCACGAATAGTCATTTGTGTAGCTACTCCGGCCACAGTTCATCACCTTCCTTTCTTTCCCTTCCGGTTCGCTTTCTTCGCTTCTTTCTTTTCCTTCTCGATCTGAAGGTCGATCGAAGCATAGATAAAGGCCCGTTCCCGAAGGGGAAGGGCCACAAGCTGACTGGGAAGGATTTTCAACCGGTGAAGGGCGTAATGTGCGTAGACGGATTCACCGTCCGCCTGGCTATCATCACCCCCACCGGTTATTAGTTTTTTGCTTCTTCACGAAGGTCGTTCACGTCGTCGGTGAACCCGTTGAT